TCAGTTGTTCGAACAGATTTTAATGACGAATAAAATGATTAAGACGAGCCCTGTTCAGTTGGGGCAAGAAACAAATAACGAAACACATGATTATCGGGTATCAATCAGGATAGCCCTAACTCAAAAGAGCGTCAGTGTTTTAAAATATAATAGAATCGATTGTTATTTAATCATCGATAGCGTATGAGTCGGGCCACATTTCTGGTCCTAGATCGGAAGCTAAGTTGGCTGCCAATCCGAGAGCGCCGACACCAAGTAATCCGCTCATATGAAAATCATCAGCGGCAGAGATCCATACATTGGCGGAAAAGTCACCAGCCACAGTTATTGGTGAAGTCGTACCTTCGAGCATTGCCGTAAGGACAATCGTCCCGAACGAGTATATGTTCGACTCTCCAAAGTTCGCAGTTGATAAAGATGTTTCAGGACATACATTGTAATTGTACACTGAACTATAAGGAATTTCAAATTCAAGTACAGGATTTGTTCCGGAAGCAGTGCATATGGCTTCGTTAACATTGCCATTCCATGTTGTTGGTACACTGTTAATGGGTCTAACCCAAGGAATAGCTTGCGCTCTCGTGACATGTGCAGACCAAGCGTTTTTCCATCTCGTGGCCATCTCGCTCTGCGATAATACATTGCAGAACATTGGATTGAAGTGTCTGGATGGATTCGATTTTGTACAGATATTTTAAATCGCAATCCTCCTTCGGCATGTCGATACATTCCAGTTATAGCATTCCAAAATAAATTATTGTTGTAATTATAATTCATGGGTGATGAATCAGAAACTCTTTGGTTCCCCCAAATCATTTGTGCAGTGTTAAACATCAAAATGGCGGGTATTTGATCCATAGTGTATGAGGTCATGTTTTGAAACAACACGCTTGCACAAGCAGGATAAAATCTTTTCAAATATTGGGCCAACGACGCTACAGGATACAGACATCCTGTGCCAAAACGTCGTGCTGGAGAAGAACGAGTCACGATAGTTTGGGTTTTCTGATCTTCGTCTTGACTCAAAATCAATCCAGTTCCTTCAACAGCTACTTCAGCTTCAACTTCCGATGGTTTTTCCGTGTCGATAGTCGCAACTTCATTTCCCATCGCACCCCATGGCGTATCATGTCCAGTTATACCCTTGCCAGATTGTAAGACAAGCGGAATAAGAGACCAATTGGTTAAACCAGCGTTGCGAAATTGAAAATTTTTCCCAGTTCCAGTGTAAATGTTGATGTCCACAGTTGTCGGAACACCAGTTGGTGCCACGAGCGCACTTATCACACGCAGAGACCACATTCCCATTGAAGATCTTTCAGGTGTTACATCAGATCCTTTTCCGTTTGGAATAAACAGCCATCTCGTAAGAGCGTTATATGGGATCTCAAGAATATAATCTCTTTGATTGGGATTCAAATCAATGGTCATTCCAAATTGATCCATAGCAGAAGCTATCGTAGATGGTAGAGTTGAACGACCATAGTGGAGACCAAAATACAATTTTCCGGTTTGAAATTGTCCAGCAATAATTTGAAACTGAATGCGCAATGGTCCGCGCCATTCAGAATGTAATGCAGCAATGTAATGAGCAAGTCCTGGAGTACACGTTCCCACTGTCTCCATTTGAAATTCTTCTGTCCCGAAGGGTTTTAAAGGACCGAAAGCCAAAACCGTATTAAGCACATCAGAGGCGCTCCATTGCACCATCCGTGTCCAGGTCATTTTCGACATTAAATAACCGACATCCATTTCATCAACACTCAACTTGAAATCATCTGGATGAGGAGACTGCTCCTCCGAAGGATCATACGATAAAACCTCCATCTGACCAACTTGAGTGGCATTTGACAAGTATCCCATAACTGATGAACGCGGGATAACATAATGTGGTTGAACAGGGTCGTTTGGAAAATCCCTGTTTCCACCACCGAGCTTATCAATAGAATCACCAACAACATTCTTCGACATTTTCTTCACAATTGGTGCGAACAAATTCATCATCATTGTTCCCACTCCAGATTGGTAACGGAGAGATGAGTCCAAGAATAAAGTTCCAGGATCACGGCCAACAGGAACAGAAAACCTGCTCAACTTCGAGAACGAAACAAACATCGAAATTGGCAAAGTAGTTGGAGCTCCAGTTGCTGCAAACATTTTATTGAAGACCGTCATTGTGATGCGCCCGTGAGTGTTAAAGGGCAAAGTTGTCGCTGACTCATCCGACAGAGAAATGAAGTCCCTGAAATGTGAAAATGGTATTGTGAGAATGACAGAGGCAGTTTTATTTGCTTCCAGAAGCACATGAGGCGCAGTGGATTGCAAACCTCTCAAACCAAGAAAATGTCCATCGAGCGTGTTATTCCAATGTGGTACAAAATATGCCATCATCAAACCTTGATGAAAAGGCGTTCCATGAATATCGAATCGTACAGAAATCTCGCCATTCCAAAACAAGAAGAAATCAAAAGGCATCTTGTTCATGGCTGAAGCCAACAAGTCTTTGGGCAAATCAAAATGTGCCAGGTCCGTTCCTACAGCATGTCCAACCGACCACGACACATTGCCAAGATACGTGAAACGAGAGGCTGCATCCTCAACACTCCATCTTTCGTCTCCTGAAGATATAAAGGAAGAATCCCTCATTTGCGGCGCAACGACATTTCCATGCGCAGTTGTAGCCGATGAAATTGGCCCGTTGCTCATCAGAATTTGTCCTTGTTGTGCTTGCGCAGCTTTTCCAATATCGGTATTCTGCTTCCAATCTCCGTATTTAGGTTCTTTGCCACTCTGAAAAATCAGGTCATCTTGTGCTTCCAAATCATCCTCGAGAGATGGTAATCTCGAATACTGTTCAAAATAGTTATCAAAGTAAGAATATGTAAATAACATAGGTCTAATGTTGTGGGCCATAAAAGCGCTGACCAACTTGATCCGCATCTCATTGAAAGCAACACGCCCGTAATGATAACGAAACCGTAAGGCAGAATTGCAATTGTCTTCACACGCTTGGATTGGATCATCACACTCACGAATCCAATTACACAAGTCAAAGATAGTATCTTCAGCCATAAGAGGCAACCAAGTTTTCCCAACCAATCGAAATCCGCGTTTCAAGAATGTTAAATTTTCAAGAGGTTCAAATTTCGGAACATTTTCAGCGAGTTCTTTTTGTGCAGATGTATATGTAATGCCCATTGTCTTGAAGAAAGCAGAAACTGTGTGCATGTTGAAAAAGTCAAGAATCATAGGAGGAGCTGAAATTCTGTTGTCATCTCCATAGATCAAATCTCGAACATATTTGTTGTATATAGTGAGATCTCTAAATTTCAAAGGAGCAAGTTGCAAATAGGCGTAACGCAAATACACGGCATTGACAATCGTGTTTATTATTGCTGTCATAGGATTTCCAGAGGGATTTCCACCATGTTGCCCATAAAGCAAGTTGATGCACAACACTGGCGTGTGTATCATCTCATCAAAAAGAACGCGTCTCGCAATATTCGATTCAATGTTATCGATTCCATACCATTTGTTGATGTGATTACAAACAGAATCCATGATTTGAGCTGACATTACTCCATCCCATCTGGAATAGTCACCAGCAAAGCCGACATCAGATACTTCACGCATCCGATCTTCTGCGAGAGTCCAATCGTATGATTCTGGATCCATACCAATTGCGGAGAAAAATTTTAACTTTGCGGTCATAAAATGACAACAAAACATTAAAAACATTTTCCGAAAAGCGATCGTATAGTCCATTGGTCCGATCGTGAAAGTCCTTGTTCCTCCAGCTCGAATTTTCTCAATGGGGCGCAATTCATCTTTGGCGTTATCAACCCATATAGAGGCAACACGTCGACCTTGGTAAGCTTCATCAAGCCGAAAATTCACCTT